TTCTTTTCCTTCTTCTTTTTGTCCGTTGTGTCCTTTGTATCATCATCATCATCATCTTCATCATCATCTTCTTCCTGACTGACATCTCGTACAGGAGCGAGACGTCCCAATTTAAATTTCTCGAGAAGAGGTCGAATTTGGAGATAAAATTCTTCGCCGATCACACTGTAAGTGAGTAATTTTTCAGCATTGCCTCCAATCGCAAGTTCGCGAAGAACATCAAAAACCAATTTCGTAAAGTGAGAAACTGGTTCTTCAATTGCCTTCCACGCGTCATGTGTGAACTTCCGTGTAACCTTTGTGTCTCCATCATAATCACCTCCTTCACCTTCGTAAGTGGTTTCCACTTGATCGTTTTCTGTATCATCAGCCATTGTTTTATTGTATTGTATTGTATTGTTTTGTTTTGTGTTCCTTTATGTTCTTTTGAAAAAAACGCTTTTTACGCAAAACGTGTGTATATATATATAAACAAAAAGTATTGAATAGAACAAACACATTAGTATTCAATTTTTTATGAGCGTGATTTTTCCTCAAAATTTTCAACATATGGCATTCCAACACTTATAGTAAACGTGTGTTCTTTCTTATGTCCGAGTTCTGTGATATTAACATTTTTGCATTGAGGGATCAAAAAAATATGTAGCCATTGAACAAAGTGATCAATATGTTTTTCTCTGATAAAATCATTCCATTCCATTCCATACGTTTCAATATTTGATCTGACATATGAGACGAATCGTCCGATATTTGTTACCATTGTTTTATCGTTCCCTGCATATTTTTTCATTACTTCGGATAGAAAAGATTGGTATTTTTTCTTATCAAGACCACATTGTTCGACATGTTTATAAACCTCAGCGATTAGTGCATTTTCTATCTCAGAATATTCAGTAATACACGACACATTAAAATGTAGTTTTGAATTTTTGTCAAATTCACCGTTAATTTTATTTGCAACCAATTCAATAATACTCTTGTAATATTTGCATCTATTATATCCAACAGTATTTTCAGAAATCGTCTCATCGAGATTTTCTGGCCAATTGTGTGATAGAATTACATTTTTTGAGGATGCATATTCCCAATTTGTTTTGACCCATTCTGGACATACTGGATATATCATCAGAAGAATATATTCGACAAATTTTTGTGCTAGTTTTTTAGAAACGGAAATTTTTGGAGTAAATTCTGAACCAGAACAGATCCTCATGTATCTATCACGAGATAGCAATGCGGCGTGAAAACCATCATAAACAGCACTTCTGAATTTATAATTATCGTAATGTTCTGCTGTTTTTACAATAATTGAATCCATTTCGTAATTAAACAATTCTTCCCAAAGTGTTGATTTAGTATTTGTATTGTCATGTGTATCTACACAAATATCGATCATTTGTTTAATAAATTCTTTTTCTACTGATAATTTGTGAGTATATGATGTCGCTACAGAATCACGAAAATCGGCATCATCAAGTCCTTCTTTTTCTGTAAGAGATATTTTCACAATATCTGAGCCATATTTTGTTACTGCGTTATTCAGTGTCATAAAATTACCAGCACTCTTACTCATTTTCTTACCATTAAGTGTAATATAACCACCGATACTATACGATTTCGGCATATATTTCGTTCCCCAAATTGCTGCATGATTATACAGACACATTGTCAAATGATTGGGCACCAGATCTTTACCAGAAACTCTTAGATCCACTGGATACCAATATTTGAATTCTTCCCTCATTTCGTTTATGACTTCTTTATAATCATCGCATGCCAATTCTTCGGAACTGTCCATAAAAATGTATTCCCATACATTATATGTCATGATTTCTGGTGGTACACGCTGAAGAAGATGTGCAACTGTATAATATGCCATATAAATTGTTGAATCCGAAAGTGAATCGATCAATTGTGTTGTACCAGGAAGGAATGTACCAAGTCCATAACTACGAGAACACGGCCATTCGTTAATCCATGCCGAACTTTCTACCAACTGATTAATTACACCTTTGTCTGCAATGAGTTTCGTTTTAATGTAATCATTAACAATTTTTTTCAAATCCTCATCACCGTAATTAATAAACCATTGATCAATCAATGCTACAATACAAATATCACCACTTCTTGATTTGGCTTCTCCATTGGGTTCATAATATTGCCTCCACTGAGTGCCTATTTCTGAATTTGTTACAAATCCCGTTGCTTTAACCTCTCTATTTGATGCCCTAAACACAATAGAATTATGCTTATATTCATTAGTTTCAGCAATCAGATCATTCAATTTACTTGGATCAAAATTATCATCAGTTTGAATTAGTTCTTTGAAGTTATCACATTGATATTTGAAATTTTTTACTGCATAATCACGTACGATGTATTCCTCCCCTTTGTATTTGAATGTAACATATTTGGATCCGCTATCATAATAGACAGAATTTTCCGAATTTTCAGATTCGTGTTTTGTTTTTTCTTTTTTATCATCTTTTTTCTCGTCTTTTTTATTGTATGTCATGACGAGATTTTTACCGTTCTTTAGTTTAATAATTCTAGTATCAAACTTGTGTGGTTCTACTCCTTCACCACTTGATCTATCATGATCAGCACATGCCTGTCCATCCTTAATCGAATATACAACATACCTTTTTCCTTTCTTTACAAGACCCTTATTGATAAGTTTTGTGAATTGCCATGTGACAAATGAATCATAGTGCGGATTCATTTTTGTTGTAATAAACGATCTACTAAAATCAACGTTCGCATTGAATGCTTTCAGATCTTGTTTGGCAATCATTGGAAAATAAATCGGCCAATATTCTGGATCGATAAATTTATATAATTCTTCCTTTGGAACTCCCATCTCAATGAGAATTTTAATTTGCTTATCATGTTCCATTTCACCTACATTCATATTGTTGATATCACATTGTTCCAATTCATCCTTGAGTTTAGCAGCACATGCGACAATCGGCATTCCTGTTGCGTGGAAGGCGAATGGAAACAATACATTGTAGCCTTTAAGTCTACAATATTCGGCATAAAAGATTGCCTTCGACATAGAATATGCATGTCCTAGATGTAGTGTTCCATTTTGATATGGGTATGGAAAGGTAATGAAAACCTTGCCCTTTTTGTTCGTGAGGTCTCTAGTGACTGGTTCCATGTGGTTGTGTGTATAAAATGTATTTATTAATTAGATATAAATATCGACTTGTATAATATGTTTTTTCATAATGAACAACATATTATATAAAATAATCAATTTTTTAAACTTTTGAACTTTTAAAATGTAAGGGATTGGGTACCATTTAAAAAAGTTGCGGAATTATTTGTTGTAACTGTAGCTGTTTTTGGATTGTTAAAACACATTTCAACAGCGCTATAACCATTCATAGATTTTTGCAACATCATACGTAAACATGCTTTTGTTCTTCCGGCTATAAGTCTCATATTTCCTTCTGCATCTGAACAATTCATAGAACCTCTCGGATTACTTGATAAACAATTTATGATATCATTTATATAAAATCTTTGCATATCATTTGATTCTAACCATTCTTTTGGTGCACCATTCGTTCTTAATTTTTGTATATTTTGATTAAACATATACGCCCATGATTGATTAATTCCGGTTACATATATTCCATAACATCTATATACTTTATCGTTATATGATCTTTCAACCCAAGATGAGTTTGTTCCTGTTGTATTTGCTTTATAGAGTGCATCCATATTAACTATATTAAATAAATTTCCACTTTCTTCTCTCGCTTCACGAGTAGCAGTTTTCAATAATGTGTTGTCTCCATTTGTGCTATCAAAATCACTATTATCCACACTTCCTCCTAATTCTTCATATTCGTCATTATATGACGACCTAAATAAAATTACAGCAGGTTCGTTTCTTCCGTATCTATTCATATAAGTATCGAACAACACAACTCCACTCCCACTATAATAAGTTAAATTCCCATTTTGATTATAAACTAATTCGTAATGATTTGTTGATGGATTTAGATACATAGAATATCCTGTTGGAACTGTTCCTTGAGTTTGTAATTGTGAAGAAAAAGATCCCAGACCAAAACTACTGGGATCATATGTAATTGGTTTATATTCATTATTATTATTATTATTATTATTATTATTATTATTATTATTATTATAGTTATTTTTTGTTTTGAGTTGAGATAATCCATTCATTAGAGCATATAGTTGATCTTTATTTCCAACAATTCCAATATCAACCTTTGGAGTATGTATATTTAAACGTTGTTGTCTATATTTGTTTTCTGGATTAAGATTTATGGTTGGTCCACCTATATACGATGGACCAAACAATGGATCTGTATAGGGTAATGCAACATTTATTTTTTGTGGCATATTTCCAAAAATAGGATTTACAATATTAGGGTAAAATGAAAATGCACTCATTGAATTTATTCGTATTCTATATAAATAAAAACAACAAAAAAATTTAAAATGCACCAAAAATTATTTAAAATATACCGCATTTTTATAAAATTAAAATAAACAAATTATGTAAATTATGGACTATTATTGATCAATAATTATGTTCATTTAAATACATTTGTCTTACTATTGTTTTTAATGTTTATAAAATCTGTTCATATTTTTGCAAAACACTTTATATTGCTTTTAATGTTTATAAAATCCCCGCCAGAATCTGATATCTTAATATCTAGATTAATTATATAAGGCATCAAACGATGACCCATAATATTGAGAATCACAATGATAATAATAACGCCGACAACGACAGTGATACTCATTATAATTATAATGATACGGAATTCGAGTGTAAAATTAATTCGGCAATAGAAATAACTACCAATAACAATAATAAGTGTCTCATATGTGATATATCGACTCAATATAAAAAATTTCTAACTAATAATACTTATTCGTTGTCATTTATTTTATGTGATATATGCCAAAATCAAAATGCTTTATATTCAAAATCTTTTTGTATTAATGATTTGTTACTTTTAAAATCAGATCTTGATAATGTCAGATGTTTTCATAAAGGAAACACAAAATTATTTTTAGAATGTGATATCCGATTACTCATAAAACAAAAATATGGGAGTGAAAGTGACTACAAAGATTACAAACAAAATAAAATGTTTCAAAAATATAAAAAAATTAATAATATTTTACAAAAAAGAGAGGATAGAAAAAAAAGTTTAATGGAACAATTAGCTGATTACAAATTAGAATTTAAAACTTATGGTGATTGTTATACTTTTATTCAATTTGGATATCCACAGTTAGAAACTGTTATTGAAAATGAATTAGAAAAATGTAAACAAATGTTTATTAAATATAGTGTATATAAGAATTGTTTGTTTGGAAAAACAGAAAATACTTCTTTGATTTCCTCATCATATTATTTAGACGAAAATTGTAAAAATAAATTTATTGAATTCGATGATGAACATTCGATTTCTTCCTTTTTTTGATATTAATTATTTCAATGAAAATTGTTTTTGTTTATTATTATAGTAAACCATAATATAATATGTCATATCATAAAACTATTATTATATTAGATTGGGATGATACATTATTCCCCACTCATTGGTTAGTAGAAAATAAAATAAATCTAAATGATCCTAAAGTACGTAGTAAATATAAATATTCTTTCAATAGATTAGACGGTATAATGTCAAAATTTTTAATTAAATGTATGCAATACGGCACTGTAATTGTTATTACGAATGCATTACCTGTATGGGTTAATATAGCGTTAGATGTATTACCTTTTACAAGTAAACTTTTTAAATATATTCGTGTAGTTTCTGCACGTAAAATGTTTCAAAATCAATCAGAAAACATGATGGATTGGAAATTAAAAGCGTTTAAATATGAAATTTCGAATAAAATAAATAAAAAAAATAAATTATTCAATATAATTTCTATTGGTGATGCTGAATATGAATATAGAGCACTAATTGGATTGCACACATGGAATAAAAATCAAAAAAAAATACTCAAATCAATTAAATTAATAAAGGATCCGTCAATAAATGATCTTTATGATGAATTGACTGTATTATATAATGCCATCGGGCACGTATGTAAACATCGGGGGTTTATTGATTGGAATTTTCAGAAAATTCCTGAGGGAGAACAAAATAACCAAGAATTACAGGTATTGCAAGAATTAGAAATTCAACAGAATCAACAACAACAAAAAAAATTTGATATGTTTGAAGGATATCAAGAAAATGGACAACAAGAATACCAGGAATATAATCCATATCAAGATGATGATTAAAAATACTTCGATGTACATAATAAAAATTTGATCATTTTATTGCGAACATTAAAGTGTTCGTTCTATAGAAAGTAACACATTATTTTTCCACATTTGCATGGGTATAACCAATTTTTCTAAATGGATTAAAGAGACCTATCCTTCCTCTTTAGCATCAGTCAATTTTTTTAATAAAACTGAAAAATCATATTACGATCATGTATATATTGATATAAATGTCATTCTTCACCGTATTGTTTTTGCATATAATTTTTCAGAAGGACATGATGACGGTACTGATGAAAATGAATTAATAAATAGATTATGTTCGTATATTACAAATATAATAAAACGTACGACACCAAGAAAAACACTAACACTGGCGACTGATGGAATAGCACCCTTTGCTAAAATAATTTTGCAAAGAAAAAGAAGACTACAGTATATTAGAAGCATTCAAAATACTAATTCAATTCTTCACGAAAACAAAGAAAATGGGGAATTTTCACATCAGGTGACAAAACTACCAGAAATTAATCCGTTGTGTTTTACACCAGGTACATATTTTATGAAGTCACTATCTGTCAAATTACTAAATTATGTCAATAAACTTAAAAATATTTATAAAATACAAGTACACCTTCAAACTTTTGGAAAAGGTGAAGCAGAACTCAAATTAATCAATCAACTTATAATTAATAGTTTTATCGGCAGTGATATTTTTAGTAAAAATACTAAAAATAATGAATCACATTGTATTTATAGTTCAGATGCTGATATATTTGTTATTATTGCAGCCACAGGAATAAAAAATGTATTTGTAAACAACGGACAAAATATAATTAATTTTGATAAATTGATGGTATTGCATCAAAGTAAATTTAAACTAAAATGTAATACAATCGACGTAAATAATAATTATAGGAAAGATTTTAGTTTCATATCATTATTCATGGGGAATGATTATATACCAAAAGTGTCACATATATCATTTGATAAATTGTGGGAAGCATATACAAATACGTTCAATAATATCAATAATTTCGCAGCTGAAAATACACAATTTTTGATTACTTACGATAATAACAATAATACAATAATAAATAAAAAATTTATGTCAAAACTGTTCTATTCAATAAATAAAAAAACAATAAAAAATAAAAAATCTATTTTACCTTTTGGACTGGAGGATTTTATTGTTGAACAATATTATAACTACTTATTAGGCATCGTATGGTGTCATGATACATATAGAAATGGATATTGTAAAAAATTAGACTATATGTGTGATGTAAATATTCCAATACATCCAATGGGTATTGTATTTTATTTCGAATTTGGTTATTATAATGATAATACCAATAGATCAAATACCGAACTAAATAGTTTAATCGATGTGATCGATGAAGAGATATATGCAACTTTAGTGTTACCGAAGATTGGTAGAAATTTAATCGAATATAAAAAAATATATGATTTAGACACAAATGATGATATAAAAATTTTATACGAAATTGAAGAATGCTCAACATGTATATTGCTCCATAAAAAATTAAGTTATTTACATGGACAAATTAATAATGAGATGAAAAATAAGTCAGACGATGATATCAATAAAAATCAAAATAAAGAACTATTAACTCTCTTATTAAAAAAATCTAAAAATCATCATTCACAACATAGAGATATTACAATAAATGATATCTTTAATTTGATAAAAATTATTAAAATATTAAGAAATACAGCAACCGAATCAACTAAAATTGATAAATTAATACAAAAATTAGAAATGTCACCAGTCATAATTGATAAAGTTAAAAATAAAAAAGAAATTTATTTATTTTAATGTATTTTTTTTCATTTATTATATAATAGTTATAACAATTATATAATAATGATGAATAGTTTGAAATGTACCCCGGCATGGGTGTTCTTAGTTACAGTAATATTATCGATGTGTGTTTATATCGGAGTAATATACTCTAGCACTAATGAACTACCTAATGGATGTGTATTGTCTTTGTGGTGTTGTGCCATGTTGATTGGATTTTTCTTAATTTCCTCAATATGCATGTTTAGTAACTTGATAGCTTGGATAATAGGTGGTATGATAATACTTTCTGCTTGTTGTGTATTATTCGGCCAAGTATCCGGTTTAATAGCAGGTTGATAAAATTAATTTTCCGCATTAGATCTCAGTTTCTTTTGTAATTTTTTCATTTTTTTGAATTCATCATCTGACTCATCCTTCAATTGATTAACATTAACACCAGAATTAAAAGTGTTTTGAAAAGTGTTTTGATTAAATGGATTGAATTGTGTATTTGTATTATTATAATTAACATCATTCAATTGTCCTAATTGTCCTAATTGTCCTGATTGTCCTAATTGTCCTGATTGTCCTGATTGTCCTAATTGTCCTGATTGTCCTGATTGTCCTAATTGTGCAAATGGATTAAACTGTTCAGGTTGATTATTTGACATATTTGAATATTGTAGATCTACTTGTTCATTTATATTACTCAAATTATGTTGTAATTCATCCATGACTATTTTTTCTTTTTGCATATACTCTTGTATAAAATGTTGTGGTCTTACAATTTTGTCTTCGAATCCACTCGCGTACCCCATTTCTGCTTGTTTTGTTACAAATGGTGCAATAATTATATTTCTAATCATATGACCATATTTATATATACATCCATTGAACATGTTAATTATATCATCTAAAGGATAATTATTAGATTTACATCCAAAATCGTTAAATATAATAGTATCATTACCTCCTAATATTGCTGTTTGAAATGCTGTTTCCATTTGTTGTAATATTTTTACATAGTCATCGAATTTGAATTTTTTTTTCGATGTATTTATTTCCTCAGCTGCTACTAGCGTTATAATACTTATTTTGATTACTTGTTGTGACGTTAACATTTGCATATTATCACCTCTTCTAATTATATATGCGACCGGTGCATACATGGCTTCACCATATTTTAATGGTAGTAAAGTCGATACATTCAATGTATTATTAAAACTGGTGCGTATGTTTATCATGGGATCAATAAAACCTTCACATACATCGATATTTGTTCCAGAAAAATTTTCTGTGACAGTGTTGATAATAACCGGTTTACAGCCCATTTTTATATATTCGTATGCGACATCGAGAGGATGAGATACTTTATTAACCTGAACATTAGCATATTCATATGGAGGCGTAATATTAAAATTTTCATTATAAAAATTTTTCTGTGATTTTAAAACAGGAAGATTTTTAAAAATTGAAAATCTACAAGCGTATATATTTTGATGAACTAAAAATTTCTTTGTTTGATTATTCATATTTTATTACCTATAATAAAATCCTGTATTATTAAAACATACAAATAAACACAAATGTTATTATATTGTGCTAAAAATTTTGATAGATTTTACTGTAAAATAAAAAAATTAATCCATATCGAACATTAATGAATCATCACCATTATTACCATTATTATCACTATTACTATTATTGTTATTATTATTGTTATTATTACTGTTATTATTATTGTTATTACTATTATTGTTGTCATCATTTTCTGATTCATCAATCGTGGAGATATCAGATTTTTTAAATTCCAGTTCATAAAATTGATTCATCCATTCGTGTATATATAATTTATTAAATGTTATTCTTGTAGATGAAGTTTTTTGTAGTAAATCTCTTAATAAAGATAGACACTGTTCACTTACATCTTTATTTTTTGTTTGTTTTGGTGGAATTTTTATTTCATCTGTACTATTTATCATAAATTGTTCTAATTCATGTTTGTCTTTTATTTTATGGAATGGATTTATACCATACAGCATTTCATATAATATTATTCCAACAGACCAAATATCTACAGTTTCATCATAACTTTTGTCGTAGAACATTTCCGGTGCCATATATAACGGACTCCCACATATAGTATTAACACGTGATAATCCAGACTTATTTTTTGCTAATCCAAAATCACATATTTTAAGTGTTCTATTTTCGTCTGTCAATAATATATTTTTGGGTTTAATATCTCTGTGAATAATTTGATTTTCATTCATATATTTTATACCATTTATTAACTGTTTGAAATAGTATTTTACCGTTTCTTCTTTCATAGGTTTTCCAATAATATGTCCAAGATCTCCATTCTCACAATATTCCATTATTATATAAATTGTATCGATGTCATCAATTATATCATAACATGTTACAATGTTCGGATGTGGATTTGTTATAATCCCTCTCATAATAGATACCTCATCAAATATAGCTTTTTTAACTCTTGTTGATGAATCTCTTACTAATATTTTTTTAACTGCGACAATATTGTTATACAGCTTGTTTTCTATAAATTTTGTCTTGTGTAAATTATATTTATTAATTAATTCATCATCAATACATCTTCCGTAGTATACAACTGAATAACCTCCTATTCCGATTGGATTATTAAGAAAAATTTCATATGATCCTATTCTATATACATCATTTATTTCAAGAGAAAAGGATCCTTTCGTTTTTTTACTTGACATTAAATATTTATCATGATAACTCGTTGCATACATAAAGTTACTAGTATAAATAATATAACTATTTAATAAATATGTTTTGTATTATATTAATATATTATGTATATTAATATTGACAATCACTTTATATTAGTTTTTGATAAATCAATTTTTAAACAAATTATTATTTATTAAATTAATAATTATATTAAGTATTTATTACTAGTCTAATTTAAAATCGAACTTTGTGATGGTATATTACTTTTTCCTCTATTGGACTTCGCTTTAACCACCACAATTTTTAATTTCTTTTTATGACTATTATCTAAATGCACCTTT